CCGCCCAAACCTCCTAGACCGCGCCGTCTCGGCCATCGCCCCCGCAGCAGGGATGCGTCGGATGGCGGCGCGGCAAGCTCTCCACCTGCTCAGTTACGACGGGGCGCGGCAATCCACAAAGCGATCCTCCGCCCCCCAAAACATCTCCCCGAACAGCTTCGATGTCCAGCGGGACCGATTGCAGCTCATGCGGGAGGCCGAAGACCTAGAGCGGAACTTTGCCCCAGCAAAGCACCTCAACCGGAAATATGCGCTCTATACCTCCCCGATCAGCTACCATGCGGCAACGGGTGACAGCGGGCTAGACAAGGAAGTTGAGGCGTATCTGAACGATGAGGTTTTTCCGAATTGCGATGTCACCGGCCGCTTCGATTTCTTCAAAATGATGGAGTTCGGGGTGATGGGGTGCAATCGGGGAGGAGATTACGGATGGGCGTTTCTCCGCCCCGAGTTGGAAGAGGGGATGAGCGAGGAGGAGGCGTTGCAGCTCGACCTAAAGATTCAGGCGGTTGAGCCGGATCGTATCGGCGGGATCTATCAGAACGTAGTTTCCAACGACTATGTTTCTGGATGTATCATCGGGGCCTATGGAGGGATTGACGCCTTCCGCGTGTTCCATCGGAGCATGACGACGAGCGTTTACGACAATCCCGTGGACATCCCGGCTGACCAGTTCGTGCATTTGGTTGACCCGATGCGGATCGACATGTATCGGGGTGTTTCTGTCCTCTCGACCGCCGTCCAGAATCTGCGGGACATCTACGAGATGGTGGACTCTGTTAAGGGCAAGGCGAAGTTGGCAAGTGCTCTAACAGTATTTACAAACTCCAACGGGGCCACGGTGGGAAGCGGGGCATTCGACCCCTACGGGACGACGGTTGACCAGTCTGGTGGATCGTCAGCATTGCAGCAGGACATCGCATTTGGGCAAATCAACCACCTTGCGGCGGGTGCGGACATCAAGTTTCCAACCAGCAATTCCCCTTCTTCCGAGGAGCAGGCGCTGATTACCCTGCTCCTGAAGTTTGTGGCGATGAGCTACGGGCTCCCCTACTCTTTCGCGCTGGACGCATCAACCCTTGGCGGCGTCAGCAGTCGCCTAGAGTCCGAGATGGCCAAGGCTGAATTTGAGCGCGGCCAGCGCGTCCTTTCGCCGCACGCCCATCGGATTAAGAACACGTTCCTGATTGACGCCATCGCCAAGGGGGTTTTCCCCATCGAGGTGTTGGGACAGATCACGAAGGGGCGTTGGGGATACAGACCGCATCCTCAACCCGACATCGGCAAGGAAGCGTCAGCGGCCGTCAATCTCTACCAGAGCGGCCTTCTCGACCCGATGAAGCATTGGGTGGACAACGCGCAAGACCCCGAGGCGGTGGCGGATGCGATGGCGCGTTGGGCGATCATCAAGCGCGACACGGCCAAGCGGCATGGCCTTGACGAGCAGGCTGTATTCGGGGCAGGTCCAGCGAAGCCTCTATCCCAGACGGAGAGCGCCACCGAGAGCACGACCATTGACGCTGCCAAAAAGGAGCTTTCCCGCCACGAATTCGCCAAGGAATCAACCGAATCGATGCGGCAGCGCGTGGCCGACAAAGAGAAGGCGGGCAAAGACGTTGCATCCGAGAAGGAGGCATTGATTGCGGACTTGCGATCAAAGGAATCCAGCGGGGCCGATGCAAAGGAAATCCAAGCGGGGAGGGTGGCAATTGACCGCATTAAAAGCGATTTAGAAGACGCCTATGGGGAGCTTCGCAGGGCCAGGGCGATTCTGACGAAGCGGGAGACAGATGAAGGAGCAACCGACAAAGCAAAGACGCCGAATAAGGCGAATGCGAAGAATCGGGACGAGATCCACGCCTTTGTCGAGGCGCTGAAAGGGCAAGGATACCCAGAGCAGGAAGCCTACGCCATCGCCTACGACATCGTGGACAGCGGCAAATTTTCATGGAGCAAGCTACCTGCCAACATTCAGGCGAAATACAATCTGGAGCGGAAGGAATTCAAATCCAACCCGATCTTCAACGAAGAAGATCATTCTCGGGATGATGACGGCAAGTTCGGTCCAGGCGGAGGAGGCGGAGGAGGATCTAGCAGCAAGGACGATACTAAATCCAGAGCAGACTACAGAAGCTCCAGAGCATCCGTAGGAAATATGAAGCAAGCTAAAGTTACAGGTGAAGGAGAGAACGCAACTCTAACGATGAGCGATGGGAGACCTCTGCCTGCTCATATAAAACCTTCGATGATACCCCCAGCGTATCGTCATGATATGCAAATCGCGACAGACAAGGATTCTGATGTTTGGGCAATCAGCCGAGACGAAAAAGGAAGCTCCAAGAGGGTATATAACCCTGCTTACTCGGAAAGGCAGAAAGAGACCAAATGGGCAAGAGTGAATAATGGAGTTGCTGAGTCACAAGCAATCCGCTCTAAGATACATAACGACATCAATCAGGGAGAGAACAAGGAAGAGGCGGCTGCGACATGGCTCATGTCAATGCAGGCGACTCGGCCCGGAAGTGAGAGTGACACCAAGGGGAGCAAGGCACTATGGGAAGTGCCGATCACAGCGGAGAACGTAACCATCATCCCCTCGAAAAACTCCAAGGATCTACCGAAAGTAGTTCTTCAGGTTGGAGACGATCAGATTCCGATCAGGGACGAAGCAGCAAGGAGGGAAATTCTATCCCGTGTCGAGTCTGGCAAAGAATTTAGGGACGCGGGATATTGGATTAAATCCTACGGAGCAACAACGCTAGAGGGCAGGCACGTTATTCCAGACGGCGACGGGGTGAGGTTGCAGTTCATGGGCAAGGAGGGGGTTTGGCATGATCACAAGATTTCTGACCAGAACCTTGCGAAGAATCTGCTGGATCGGAAGCAGCAATCAGGAGACGGGGGTAAGCTGTTTAATACGGATTACGCCAAGGTTTCAAAATACACCAACTCGCTAGGGAGCGGAATCTACAGTGCTAAAGACCTCCGCACGATTCGCGCAAACGAGCTGGCATCGGACATCATCGGGTCATCGGCGCGAGAGTTTGACTCGGACGCTGACAGGAAAAGCTTCATCAAGGACGTGGCAATCAAGGTTTCGGGAGTCCTCGGAAATAAACCTCAACAAGCACTTGAATCGTATATCAATCCCGCCGTCTTCGACGCGCTGAAAGTATCTAACAAAAAAGCAGCATGAAATTAGTAAACCTACCAGTTGAAATCTCATGGGGAGATAAAGAACCAGAAGCAAAAGCGGAGCCACACACGGAGGATGACGAGTTACACGATTCGGAGGATGCCACTCAGGAAGAAAAAGACCACGTCAAATCAGTTCTAGGATTCGACCTAAACGAACTTTTCAAAGATGAATAACATGACAAGCACCCACCACTTCGCATCAATGGAACGCTCGATTGTCATGGTCGCCGAGGGGGTGATTCGCGCAGCGTCGCTCATCACAAAAGGCGAGGCCACGGGACATTTCGACGACAAAGGAAGGCAAGTCGTCATTGACGACGTGACCCTTGAGCAGCTTTTCAACGTCTGCAAAAAGCTCGGAAAAATCAAGGTGAAGGCCGACCACGGAAGCGGGGTCATGGCAACGGTCGGATGGGCTGACAGCTTCTGCCTCACATCCGACAAGGTTCTTGCTGACCTACACCTCTACGACTCCGAACCCTCCCGCCCCCGACTGCTTGAGATCGCAGACAAGAACCCGAATCACATCGGGATCAGCATGGAGTTCAACGGCAAGGACAAGCCGAGCGGCAAAATCTGCTTGGCGCGATGCTCCGAAGTGTTTTGCGCGGCCATCGTGAGCGACCCCGCAGCCAACAAATCTTTGTTTCAAATCCCAGAAAAGGAGGAGGAGCAAGAACCTGAAACCAAACCAAACCAAACCAACATGGAAAACGAAGAAACCACCGAAGAGCCCACCTTGCAAGACTGCATGGCGAGGCTTGAAGAAATCGGCACGCGGTTGACGGCTCTTGAGACGCCTGCCGATGCTGACAACGAAGAAGACAAGGGACTTGAAGAAGATCCTGAAGTCGTCGCTACCGACCCCGAATCCCAGCCCGCCGAGCCTGAGAAGGTTGAGGTGGACGAGGAGAAGAAGATCGAGCTTGCCGCCAGGCGCGGGGCAGAGATGGCCATTAAGGCTTTCTCCGCAAAGCTCGGCATCACCAAGCTCGGGAAGCCTGGGGCAGCCAGCCAATCCAAGCCGACCACGAAGCACTTCGCTGAGTTCGTCGCGGATGAAGCACTTGCCAATCACGACGGCGACCAAGTCAAAGCCACGGCTCACATTCTCTCCAACAAAGCCAAGTTTGGCGATGCGTGGAAGGCATACGAGTCCCAGCGCACTGTTAAAACCGCCTAACTCAAACCAACAAAAACAAATCAAATCATGAGCAGCCAAAACGATAATGGCTTCAAGTCATTCCTAGCATCTGGGGCAATCTCGGCGTATCTCGTCGTGACGATCCAGTCCGACGGAACGATTAAAGCCGCAGCCAATAACACAAAGGGCAACGGTGTCCTTCAGGAAGACGCCGCAGATGCAAATTATGCGAGCGTGAAACTCTGGTCCGCACCAGGAACGCACATGGCCCAGATTAGCGGGTCAGCAGTCACCGCAGGGACCGCATACGGGGTCATCACTGGTGGATTCGTGGGCGTTGTCACAAACACCTACGTTACCGCGATGGAAAGCCAAGGCGACAACGACGGCGCGGTGAAAGAATTCGTGGTCAACTAAGCAACCCGACAAACGATAACACACTAAAAAAATGGCCTATACCAATGCACAAGCCACGCCGCGAAGCGATATTTACGCTCTCGCGATGCAGGCAAACGCCGACTTCAATCAACTCTGCATCGCTGACAAGATTTTTCCTGTCAAGGGAGAGGACGTGAAGCGCGGCATCTACATGCGGGCGAAGCTCGCTAACGCGGAACTGCTTAACGGAGACGCTAAGCCACGCGCAGCAGGAGACGGTTACAACCGAATCAACCGCAAATACGATACCGACACATACGATGCCGAGGAATACGGCCTGGAGGGAGTCATCGATGATTCCTACGAGGCCGAGACGGAGCGGTTCATGAACCTTGAGGCCACGGAGGCCGCTCTTCTTGAGCGTTCCCTCCGCATCTCCTACGAGGTCCGAGTCGCCGCAAAGTTGATGAGTTCATCCACGTTCACCGCCACATCTGCGGCCGTAAACTACACGGAAGCCAACTTGGCTACCATCAACGTCCCCGCCGACGTGGCCGCCGCTAAACTGCGGATGCTGAAAAACGGCCTGATTCCGAACGCAATCGTGATGAGCGCGAACGTTTACGAGCGGATCTCTCGTTCGACGTTGCTTCAAAACCAAGTGTTTGGAGTCGTCCCGAAGAGCGCGGGGCAATACCTCATTCCATCGGATGCGGACATTGCGAACGCGCTCACGGTTTCCAACATCTATGTTGGACGCGCCCCGAAGAACTCGGCCGCGAAAAACCTATCCTACTCGGGAGCGTTCATCTGGGGCGACACATACATTGCCGTTTGCCAGATCAACGGCGGCGAATACACGGCGGGCGGAGTCGGGCGGACTATCCAGTGGACCAAAGACACCACAGGACTGTTCACCCCCGAGACCTATCGCAGCGATGAGCGTCGGTCCAACATCCTCCGCGTGCGTCAGCATGTGGCGGAAAAGGTGATCGATGAAACCGCGTGCGAACTCATCACCACCAGCTACTCCTAACCGATAGCGCAACCATTCCCGCCCCCATCTTTCAGGGGGCGGGAACCTTTCATATGAAAATCATTCTATCAGCAATTGCAGGGAACGAGGAGGCGGTCATTGAACGATTCGTCAGATCGTTTGCGCCAGCCGTGGACGAGTTCGTTTTTGTCCGAGCCATTGGGATCCAAGAACCAGACGAGACCGTCGAGATCATCCGCCGAACGTGTTCGGAGTTGGGCAAGGTGGCCGATTTCCTGACCTACGAAAACAAGACCGAGTTTTGCCATGTGGACAATTTCGGGACGGCGCGGCAGTTGTCGCTAACAGCGGCCGCAGACGGAGCGGAAGAGGGGGATTACATCATTTGGGCAGATGCCGACGATGTTCTCATTGACGGCGGGGCCGAGGAGATTCGGGCGGCGGCAGAATCAGGGAGCCATGAAGTTTTTCTCATGCCCTACCATGTCCGAGGGGACAAACAAGTCGTATGGCGGGAGCGGATGGTCAAGGCCGATCTAGGGGCGCAATGGGAACATGCCATCCATGAACAGATGATTTTCCCGCGAGAAGTCTCCTACCGAATGATCCGGGGAGCGGTCATTGAGCACTCCCCACTCGACGCCAAGGCGGGGGGGCATGAGCGGAACCTTGCCATTCTTCAATCGGAATTGCGGGACACGCCAAGGAATATGTTCTACCTCGCGCAAGAGCTTTTCCAGAACGGGAAGCTGCGGGAGTTCCGCCCGATTGCCGAGGCCGCGCTTGTCATTCCCAGCATGGACACGCTGGAGCGTTACGAGATCCTGATGCAGCTCGCCCAGACGCCAGGGACCAAGTCGAAGGATTTGGCGGCGTCAGCATTCGCCCTCATGCCAGATCGACGGGAGGCGCTGGCGCTGCTCACCAACTACGCCATCATTGACGGAGACCACGCCAAGGCGCTGAGCCTTGCCGACGTGATGATGTCCATCCCCAAGCCGAGGAAGACATACTGGAGCTTGAACAACGAGTGGTATGGCTGGAAGGGAGATGAGCTTTTCCGCCAATGCCTCCGCCTGAATGGGAGGGAGGACGCAGCCGATGACCATTGGCAAGAATCCAACCACCCCGATCACCCGACATTTTCCATCATCCACGCCACGCTTGATCGCCCAGATCAGGCGCTAGCAGTCCGCGAGATGTGGCTGTCCCGCGCATCCCGCCCCGAGAACGTCGATTACGTGTTCGGGATCCACAATCATGACAAGCGCAGCCTGAACGTCCTGAGTGGGATCAAGCACACCGAGACGGAACTGCTCGGATCGTCTCCGAATTGGGACGTGGCGGCGGGTGCGGCAGTTGGGGGAATCATCGTCCAGGCGTCCGATGACGGCTGGCCTCCGCAGGGATGGGATGACTCGATTCTCTCCCTAATCCCAGACGTGACGCGGCCCGTGTTTCTGGCAGGAGACGGGCATGAGAGGACGGAGCTTCCAAACCACGCGATCATGACGAGGGCCTACATGGAGATCAATGCAGCCGTAACCCTACGAAACTCTACGCATCCAGTCGTTAAATCCGCATGAGCATGAAATCCTACATGAAAGCGGACCTGTCCGAGTTGTTCGACCGAGACATGCCTGCCGAATGCCGAATCGGAGCGCAGACCATCACCGTCTTGATCGATGACATGATGAATGACGAGATTGAGGGATTCGGAGGCCCCGAGTCAATCGAGACGCAGCGGGTCCATTTCAAGATTTCCGACAAGTCATCCATTGAGATCGGCTCGCCCCTTTCGATTCGTCAGAAGCCAGAATCGGGTGAGCCCGCCCCAAAGTGGAAAATCATGATAGTTCTTTCGTCCATCACTTCGGCAGATGGGAATGAGCTAATCGCAACCGTGAGGGCAACCTAACCATGATCCTCCAAGCCGCCGCCAAGTCGATTCAAACGCTCCTACAAAAGAGCGTGGATGCGGCCGTTGGCAAAAAGAACACGGTCCATGTCTATCTGACCGACGCCGACCTGACCAAGTCCCCTATGCCGTATATCGTCATCGATTGCTCATCCTCGGAGGAGATCATCGATCCTGGGTGCGGCATCTTCAAGGTGGCTGGAAACTTGGAATTCCGCAGTTACACCAAGGCGACAAGCCCCGAGATCCGGGAAAAGATCCTGACGGCGATCAACAGTTTTGCGTATGACGACACCGCCGAAAGGCTATCCACGATGAAGAACTTTCATTGCCACGGATGGCATCCGACAACGGGGGAGATGACCCATGACAACGACTACAAGGCGACCGTATACACGATGTCCTATTGGGTTTACTGCATGGAACTGGACGAGGCAGGAGACAACACGATTCCGCTATGAAAACCGAACAAAACCAAACCACTAACTACAAAAAATCATGGCCGTAATCACCATTGGAGCAACTGGGGCAGTATGGGGCCTCACCGCAGAAATCGGACTGCTTGTGCAGACCACCACATCGAAGGACACCCGCGAGAAGAACCAAGTTCGTGACGAGCAAGGCGACTTTGCGCTGGTGAGCTTCTACAACCCGACGCAATCGCTTTCTATCTCTGGCGTCATCGCCGGGTCAACTGGGATCGCCGCCGCCGCCCCTGGGGTCGCGCTGACAGTCGCCAACGTCAACTCTACTAACGGAGTGACCACTGGCGGCATCTACACTGACGACGTGGACATCTCGAAAGGAAACACCGAGTTCAAGAAGATCACGGCAAACGCGACCCGCTACAAGTTCGCGTAAAACAAACAATATGAAATCAATCTACGTTACCGAAATAAAGCTGGCGGCAATCCTGATTGCCTTTGGAGTTCCAAGGCGGGATTCAGATCCCACCACCTGCGAAATCAGGAAGGACTCCAGGGGCAATGATTGCAAGAAATACATGTTTTGGTTTGATGTCGGGAACGGCGTTCATTCCGAGATTGCCGAGAAGACGATTGCCGACTTTTCGGCGGCGAAGGATTGGGAGACTCTGAATCGGGACATCGAAGACCCGCTGTATTGGATGAAGGGGGTTCTTGAAAACAGGGACTCCATTGTCCACGAAATGCACAACAACGTCGAGGCCATGCGGGTGATCGAGGTGGGAGACAAGACCATCGTCATCGGACACCGAGCAAGCCAAGGACTCAAAGACAAAATGAAATCACTATTATGAAAACAGACGAACTAGACGACGGCATGTTCACGACATGGGAATTCAAGGGCGTGGAGATCAAGCCGCTTTCCTATGCGCGGAAGTGGCAGATTTCCAAGCTCGTCAATCTTGGGGACGGGACTCCCTACGACATGGCAATGGCGATCTTCCTGTTCGTTTGCAAGCAAAGCGACATCTCGAAAGGGATTCGCAACCCCGCTTACATTGACGCGAAGTTTGAAGAATGGATGAACAAGATCGAGTTGGAGTTTGACGACTTCAACGAGGGCGCTGGGAAGATGATTGGTGAGGTAATGGCTCACTCCAACAAGAACCGAGCGTCCCCCGTTGATTCAGACGACCCGAGCCTGATGGCCGATCCGTTGGGAAACTAATAGAGCCGCCCGATGCGGCGGCATACGTTGCGTTAATTTCAAGATACACAGGATGGACCGAGCAATTCATACTTTGGGAACTCCCCCTAGCGAGGGGGAACGCCTATTGCCACGCGTTCATGAGGATGCAAAACGTCAACACCGAGCCGCCGCAGGACAAAACCGAACTCTACAACCAGATTGATGAGATTTGACCCGTCAGGACTTGAGAGAGCGTTTGACCGCATGGAAGACGCGGCGAAGAAGCACGGCAAGACGATGGCGACCGATCAAGGGAACATGTTTCTTAAGGCCATGAAATCGGAGTCTTGGAAGATTGCGCCGACTCGCGAAACGCTAAGTGCGGTAGCGGAAAGGTTGAAGGGTCGGCTCAAGCGCAAGAAAGGCGTTACCCCAGCGAAGGAACTCGCAAGGCGCATGAGAGCAAGGGGGACGTTTGCGCGGGGGTGGGAGATCACCAAAGTGGAGAGCGCAGGCTTTCGCATCAGGATTTGGATGGAGGACAAGGCCAAGGAATCGGGCAAAGTGGACGATGAAAAGGGCGTGTCTAACCGAGCGGAGAAGATCACTGGCAAGTCATTCAAGTCGAAGTTGGACAAGTTGGCCAGCAAAGTAACAGGACTCTTTTAACCATGTCATCAGCAAAAGCCACAGGATACCTAGAGTTGAATCTAACTGGATTCGACCAAGCAATCGGCACCGCGAAAAAGGCGCTGGTCGGATTGGCGGCGGCATTCGTCACATTCAAGACGGCGAAGTATTTCACGGACGGGATTGCTGACGCGATCAAGTTTGGGAAAGAGATGCAGGTGGCGTCTAACAAGATGGGCAAATTCGACCCGGGCACGATGTTGATCGTCCAGAAGGCATTGCAGAATGCTGGACTTGGGGCGGAGGAAGCGCGGGGAGCAATGTCTGATTTCGTGGACAGCGGGCGGGACATTTCGACCATCTTTGGTGGGGTTGCCAACTATGCGGAGGCGTTGAAAAACGCGGCAGCAGACAGCGGAGAGCAAGCGGGGGTGTTGACTCGATCCGCGAAGGCGCTGCAAACAGTCTGGAACACGGTGGAATCCATCGGATCGAAGACGAGGACATTCTTCCTGACGATGACGGAGCAGTTTGTGAAGCCGTTGCAAGTCGTTCTGGAATACATCAACACCATAGACCTATCGGGCATTGGAACGTCCTTCGGATCAGGAATCGCCCAGGGGGCTAACATCTTGATTGGACTGCTGAAAAACGGAGACTTGTGGAAAGTGATGGGGACGGGGATTCAGTGGGCATTCTGGTCGGGGATTAGCGTTTTGCAGAGTGGATTGAAGCAGGCGATTGCGTTCTTATCAGGGGCATTCAATAGCATCATCAAGAGCTTCCAAACGAACCTTTTCAGTAATGACGTCATTGCTGTTATTAAGAGGGTGTTCCGAGGAGTCGGGGACATGATCGCTTCGGCTCTACTTAAAGCGACTTCGATGGCTCTAGGCGCAATGGGATTTGGATTTCAAGGGAAGTCCGAGAGGGTAGGACGGCAGGCCGACGTATACGGCAAAAATGCCAGTGACGCTTTCGAATCAGCGGGGAGGGTGATGGAAGGCATCGATTTTGGCAAGGTGGCAGGCGATATTGGCGACGCACTCAAGGCTGGCATGGAGGCAATGAAAAAGGCGGCAGAGGATGGAGAGTCTCCCAGCGAAAAGAAGGCGCGAGAGTCATGGGAGAAGATGGCCGACACAATCAAGGCCGCGATAGTCACCGGCGAAGATATGGGCAATAATTCTGGCAAAATCAATAAGCCTCCCGACATCCTGAATCAACTATCGGGAGGAGGAGGGGCGCATGTCATCGCGGACTCGCTCGCCAAGGTGGGAGGAGGCGGCAACTACCTACAAGTGGGGATGAGCCTTGCAGAGCGTGCGGCGCTTAGGACGGCGCGGGCGAGCGAGCAGACGGCAAAAGCATGCGAGGCGCTTGAGCAGCAGGGCAAAAAAGATCCGAAAACAAAACCTGTCTTGGGGAGATAATCATGGCCACAATCAAAATCGGGAACGTCACAGGCGCAATCTATCAGGCGGAGCAGCCGATCCACCTGAACCCAGACGGGAGCGCCACGGCATCGATCACCTACAAGTGCGCGGAGGAAAGCAGCTTTGCGGTGATTCCCGCGTATCTGACGAATCACCCTTACCTTCCGAACCTCAAGGCGTTTGAGTCGGACCTTGATCGGGAGCCGGGGGGCATCATCCGAATCACCACGATATACAAGGGAGTTTTGGCGTCGAATCCCGAGGCGCTTGCCCAGCATGATTTCGCGCGGACATCTTCGCAGGAGCCCATCGAATCACACCCGCTCTTTTCGTTGCCGAGGGATAATCCTCCCGTGTCAGTGTCCGAGATCAATACCATTGAGCTTGCCTTGCAAAATAACGAAGACCCCGTGAGCTCGCTGGGAGACAAGGCAACGGTGCTCTATGAAAAGAAGCGCCGAGGGATTGAATCCTACATGCGGCCAGGTAGCATTTATCGGAAAACCTATGCCTCTGCGAGCATCCCTCCCGCGTCACTCCTAAATGATGTAGGCAAAAGGAAATCGCCGGGGAGTCCCGCCCCCGCCGCGCCAACGGGGCAGTCGTATCTTTTCGTGGGCCTAACTTGGAGCAAAGCGGCAGGGGTGGTCAGCATCTCCGAAGAATATCAACTCTCAGGATTGGGGGATTGGGATCAAGACCTTTACGAATCAGCCTAATGTCTATCTTCGACACTCCAAAGTTTGACCCGCTGGGGCCAGCCACCCAGGTCGGGGCGACAAACCTGAATCAGATGTCCAAGGCGATTGAGTCTCGGACCATCCGAGCGGGCTTTGGGACGCTCTCGGAGCAATCATCCTCGGGAACAACTGTGTCGATCAAAAAGACGCGGCAGCCTCCTTCGGGGAGCGTTTACACCGACAACCTTGACCACTTCTTTATTCAGTTTTACGAGGGGAGCGGGGGCATCTGGGACCCCGGCTCGGCCTACGTCATCTGCTATCGTCGAGGGCTCTACAAGGCGTTGCTGACCGCAGTCATCAGCGGGGATAGGCTGTCGGTTGGGATTGACGACACAAATGACGATTGGCCTCCCGTGGGAGATTTGACCGCCTCAACCGTCCTGATCGGCGGAACTTCTACTTTGGACGCCGGAGCCGGGAAATTCTTGAAATGCGCGACCGCAACTTGGCATCTGTCCGTTTAGCCTCCCCGAATCGAATTGACTATCACACCAACCTAACAATAATACAGCAATGCTTTTCTACGACATCGGGCAATCCGCTTGGGTCCGTCAGACTGGAAGCTCGGAGCCTCCTTGGATGGTTCCGGTCCTGACAGTTGGGGCAACTCATGCAATCTCAGTTACGTTCGCGGACGGCGAGGATGTCCTGAATTACGGAGGGTCAACTTGGTTCTTGGGGATCAAGTCTAATCTGGACTTTGCGGGGGATTACGTGGCTTCCAATTCCGCCCCGACCGAGGACGGGGAAAGCGCCATCACGTTCGTTCTCGATTTGGACACGGCGGCGGCGAAAGCATATTTTACCGCGAACCCCACTGAGCCAACCTTGTCTTGCGAGATGCAAATTGTTTGGACAGACGACGTTAAGCGGGTGACTGCCCCGCTCAAGATCGTGCTGCAAAATACCTACCTGAAGGACCAATGACCCCAGGCGAATACAAATACGGCGATCAGGTCAACTACTCGGATTTGGATAGTGTGCGATTCCAGATCTACGTAAACGATCTCGCGCCCGCGTCTTCTTTGTCGAGCGTGGCCGCATCATTTTCTCGGAATGGGGGCGTCACCTTGGCGCTTCCCTGCACCGTCATAGATGCGGGAGATGCGATCTTCGACGTTGACGCGGTAGCCGCTGCTGACTTCACGCTAGACCACGGGGCGCACGACTTCACGGCGACATGCACCTTTGCGGATGGGTCGGTTGAAACCTACGTCCACATGAAAAACTCTGTCAACATCATCCAGAATCCACAATGAGCGTTAAAGTAAAAGTCGAGGTGACGCCAACGGTCAACAAGATCAAGGTGGAGACCAGCCCAATCGGCGCGACAGGCGCGGCAGGTCCGAACACGGTCAGCGCGTCAACGACCACGGCGTTCACGAAGTTCCTGAAAGGCGACGGGGCGAACGTGGGAGAGGCAGACATTTTGCCAGCGTGGGAAGCGGAGTTGCTGACGGCGGGGACGGCTGATGTCGGGGGGCATTTGGTGCCGTCCACTGACAACGCGTTTGATCTGGGTTCGGTGACGAAGGGTTTCGCGGGAGGATTCGTTCATAATTTTAACATCGGGAGGTTGTCGGTGGGGATTTCCGAAGCGGGGGCGTATGGGGGGACGGTCACGATTTATTCGGACTTCCCGAATGGTTCGACCATCAGCAGCGCTGCGTCGGGAGCGCGGGG